ACGGCTCCTTAAATGGAAGCATCATAAATGCGTCACGTATATTTCCTCCTGGTGCGTCGACATCTCTAAATTCGCCAGGTTGAATAGACTGTGCGTCGTCCCTAATTCTTATTCCTCGCTGTTTAAATCCAGCGGGTAAGTTAGAAAGAGTACCAGCATCAAGTAATTGTCTTAATGCAGATGTAGCAGTTCTAGATAATCCACCAATCATGTGAATTAATCCAAAACCATAAAAACCTAAACCTGGTAAAAATTTAAAGTGTACAAAATATTGTATTTTAGTTTTCTTAGGATCGTTAATTTCATAATTTCTTCTTATTGCTAAAATCTCTCTAGAGTTTTCTTCAATCGTTACAATGTATGGTAATTTAATTCCTGTAGGTTCACCTGTTTGAGGATTCATATCTTCAAATCCTTCTAAATCTAAATTAACATGACATTCTAATAAATTAAAAACGTCTTCGTTTCTTGATTTAGTTTGACCTTCAAGTTGTCTCTCTTTTTCAGTTAGTTCTGACTCTTGAATGTCTCCAGGTTTTAATTCTATGTCTCTGTAGAAACCAGATACTTGTTGTTTACGCATTTCATTTTCAGAAATCTTTACAACGTGGATAATTGATTCCGCATCATCTAATGAGGTAGCTGAATACGGAACAATTAAATCCTCTGCAGGTACAAATTTAGAAACGGCTCTTCCTAAAATGTCATCATAGTAAACTTTTTTAAATGATGATCCTGCTAATGGTAAATAAAATAACATCTGATCAAACTCTGGCTCATATTCTTTCATCTGATCCATGATTTGATAATTCATAAAGTCTTTTACACGTTGAGATTGCTGTTCTTTCTCTGGAGTTGATACTCCTAAAATTTGTGTTCGTACAGGACCATCGGCTGGTAATAATTCTTTGTAAGCTAATGATTGAAATTGAGTTACAGCTTCTGCAAGAACAGGGTGAGTTGCACCTGATGCACCTTGAAAAGGTTCTGTTCTGTTTTCATATTTAAATCCTAAAAGATCTAGTCCTTCTCTATAAGTTCTTTCCCATTCTTTTCTAGAATTTTTATAATCTTGATAGTTTTCAGTTAACTCTGAACCTAATTCATTTAAAATATCATCAGGTAAGTGTTCAGCTAAATTAGCATAATGATTTTCTGCACCTTCGACAGATGCAATCGCTGGATCATAATTAATATCAACTGATCCATCTTCGTTTTGAGTAATCTCTACGGGCTCACCAGTCTCAGCAGCTTGTTCTTCAAGTTGTGCTTCTTCTATTTCTTCAGGTGCTGGAACGTTTATTGTTTGCTCTACGTTTGGTAGAGACTTGTCTATGTCTGCCATTTATTTTCTCCAATTTGTCAGATGTATCATTATTATAGTTAATATTCAAGCCTTGAGCCATGGGCCCTGATTTAGGAGGCACTGTTTTTGTTAGCTTATTCATCTACAAAATCTTCAGATTCTTTCCAAGCATCATATTCTGCTTCTGCTCTACCTTCTGCCTCAATAACTCTCTTCTCACCTGGGGTTAAATCTTTTTTCTTAGCTCCTGTTGTCCATTCCTCAAGTTTAGATGTTCCACCTAATACGTCATCAATGCTCTCTACAAGTTCTGAATCAAATTCTACATCATCTGGTCCCACTCTAGAAGGTACGTTGTCAAAAACAGAAAAGTCTCCTGCATATTTTGTACCATCTTCTAAAATAGAAGGTGGTTCATAATCAATTATATAAGGTTTTCCATATTCATTGTACCCTGATATTTCCCATCTTCCATTTGAATATTTGCCTATAGATACATCAGGTAAGTTTTTATTAGTTATCTCAACCAGATCTTCATCAATTTGTTTAAAAACAGAATCAGTATCATCTAAAATTTTAGATGCAAAACTTGGAAGCCATTCTGGCATTCTACTAGATGACTTACCTAATATTCTTATAGGTTTTACTTTTTCTGCTATCTTAACTGCTGTAGGTAAACCTAAATATTTAGCAAGACCATAAATACTTGCTCCACCTGTTATCTTTAAGAAGTCTCTTCTAGCAATTCCTAAATTAGAAAGTTCATCTGCAACTTGTTGAACAATTTTTTCATCTGTTGGTTTACCAAACGCACTATTTCTTAAAACTTTATAAAGATTGCTTCCTGTATCTTCAATCAACTTAATATAACCTGTTGCTGGTGGTACAAACGTTGAACCAAATTCTAAAACATTACCAGCTGTCACTGCTCCTGGTCTTTCTTTCATTAATCGTTTTTCATTGTCTTCAATCATTTTAGTTAGACCTGTTTTTCTAGATAAATATTCTGTAGCGGTAGGTTCCATAGCATTCATGAACTCTTGATATATTTCTTTGCTTGGTCCTTCCTGTATCATGGTTCCAATAGCCGAGCCTGCGGCAACAGGGAACTTAACCGCCATCTCAACACCTTCACCTAAACCTTTTAATGTTTTCTGTCCGTAGTAAGGTAAGTTTCTTGGATCGAATGCTTCAGCACCTCTGCCTAGTTTATCTACTAGACCTGCCTCTGCATAATTTTTTCTAATTATACCACCTTCTGCTGCAGCTACTCCCATCTGTTCTTGTTCAGCTATGTTATAAGCTTCTCTTTCTTCTGGAGTCATATTTTCAATTCGTTCTATTTCTTTTTTAGCCCACTTGCCATATGCATACGCAGCCTCTCCTAATAAAGCAGCTGTTCCAACTGGATTAGCTATTCTTGCTAACTTAAGAGCTGTTGGAGCTTTCATTCCTAAATTTAATAATCTCTCAGCTGTTGTTCTAATAGCTGGATTTTTTATTAAATCAGTTGCCATTTTAGTTCCTTTAACAATCAATGGAGCAGAGGCAAGTTCAGCCTCAAGTCCTACTCTATTTTCTGTTTTTGAAAAATCTCTTTTTTCTTCATCACGTAAATAATCACTTGCTAGTTTTGTAGGGTTAAAATATGCACCAGCTGCTGCACCTAATGCTTTTAAAGGACTCTTTTTTACAAAACGTCTTATTTCTTTTAAGGGATCTGTTTTTGTTGCTTTTGATCCAATTGCTACACCAGTAGTTAAACCAGTTCCTGCAACAACATCATCTACTAAAGTATTTGCCTCTGTTTTAGACATGTCTGTAGGAGTTATTTCTTCTGCTTGTAAAGCTTGTGTTAAAAGTCCTAGAGTTGCTGTGCCACCTAACAAAACTTTTCCTTTACCACCAACAAATCCAGCTGCTTTTGTTAATGCTTTAATAAATGGATTATTTGGATTTTTTTTATACATTTCAAAAAATTGTTTATAGTTTTTAAACTTATCTATTGCTTTTGCTGTTTGTTCGACTTCGTTTTCTTTTACGAAAGAAAATTTACTTTTTTTAATTTCGTCTCTTAACGTACCAAAAGCAGGGTCATTAGGATTTTTTTTATAGTTTTCAAATAATCTATTGTGGAAAATAGTGTTTTTAAAAAAATTAAGTAATCCAGTTGTTTTCTTTCCAAAAAGTTTAGTTCCTTCCATTATGGAAGATTGTGGAGTAACTGCAACTGGTTTTCCATTTACAAAATCAACATAGCCTATTTTATATCCTCCAGTTTTATTTGAAACTATTTTAGAAATATCTTTAACTTTTTTCATATACTCATCATAGGTTATGTTACCCAATGCATGTTGTTTAGCTGCGTTAATTAATTGATTATCAAATTGTTTTTTAAATTGATTTAAAAAATTAGAAGTTCTTTCAGCGGTTAAATAATATTTTTTTGGTAAATTAAATTCTTTTATAAGAGATTTAGGTAGAGCATGTTCTAGTTGAGAACTTGCTTCTGTTATTGAAGAAGCAGCTCTTTCAACACTACCTAATGTAGATATCACATCTTCACCATAGCCTAATGATTTAAGAAGTTCTGCTGTAAATTTAGGATTTGGAAATCTAGTTAAATTTGATTTAACTTTATTTGTTAATTTAACTCTATTTGTATCGGTTTTTATTTTTGCTAAATCTGCTAAAAAAGATTCAACACTCGTACCTAATTTATTTGCGATTTCTTTAATCACTGGAGAATTTGTGTTTATCCAACCTTTAGGTAAGTTTACTTTATCTATAGCATCTGCAACTTTTTGCAAACGATTAGTTACTTTGGGGTCAATAGATATTTTTTCTCTTTTACCAAACTTTAATTTAAACGTGTTAATAATTTTGTTTAAAGTTGTTCCAGATACTTTATACTTTTGTTGAACTTGTTTATTAGACATTTTTGGTATGTCTTCTTTTATTTTTTTTAATTTATCTAAATCTAAAGTAAAAGTTTGATATTGGTTTTTTCCAACTATATCTGGTCTATTTTTTAATTGAGAAGGAGTAACTCTTGTTTTAACAAAAGTTTCCAATACTGTATTACTCCTAGATTTAGAATCAGGTAAATACTTTTCTGTTAAATCAACCGTACTTTTACCAGATAAATAATCTTTAATAATATTTTTTTCATTTTGTTTTAAAATTTTAAATGTATTTGAGTATCCTGTTGACGGATTTAAATTGGAAAACCCTTGTCTAGTTCCTAGATCTTCTCCTGTAAACATGCCATCAGGTCCAATAATTCCACCTTCATTAACTTCTTGTCTTTTAATTCCAAACAACTGTTGGGTAGGTGTTTGACCTGTAAGTGGTCTTTCTTCTTGTGGTATGGATTGTCGTCTTAGATAATCTTCATAAGATTCTTGTGATGGATCGTACGTGCCCCTT